AACTAGTGGCGGCAACCGCACCCGCAGTTACGGCAACAAACGTGCCGCCTCCGTAGGCTACGCTTTCCCACTCCTGATTAGATGGCAGCGTGCGCTGCGTCCATGTCGTGCCGTCTGTGCTAGTAGCGGCAATGTTTCCGTTTCCTGTTCCCTCGCCATTGGAGACGGCCACAAACACGCCATTGCCGTAGGCTACGGAAGTCCATTCAGCACTTGGCAACGTACGCTGCGTCCACGTCATGCCGCTGGAATCTTTTTTCTGCCACTGGTACGAAGGCGTGCCGTCGTGCGTCACGTATGCGGAAACGCTGAACGACGCTGCGCCGCTGCTGGAGGTCTGGTTTGCAGGATGTTGCGTGATGACAATTGTTGGCGTGGAGACGCCGTAGAAGAACCCGCAGTCAATGGCATCGTTTTTCCCAATCGCAGTACTTGCGACAGTGATCGTCTGCCCGGATGCCGTGATTGAGATGTTCGTGCCTGGAGCGACTTCTACCGCGCCAGTTCTTCCAGCAACGGACACGACCGGCCCGTACTTCGCCGACTCAGTTGCAAAGTCGCTGATCGTCGATGCCGTCTGCGTGCCGGTGTGGTTGGCTCTTTGTACGGCGAATGACTGCACGGCAGAGTCAGCAGACGCTTGAGCGGTGCTTACAGGTTTGTTTGCGTCTGACGTGTTATCGACGCTGCCAAGCCCAACGTCAGACGCCGCAAGAGTCACGGCACCAGTGCGGCCCGCCACGCTCTGCACCGGGGCTGCGGCTGCGGCACGGACGTTTGTAAAGTAGAGGTTTGCTGACCCTTCCGGCACGGCATCCGTCGTGCCAGGAGATGGCGAGATCTCGATGAACGTGCTGCCAGACCATCGGTAGATCTTATTGGCGTTCGCGCCAGTGGACACAACGTAGATTTTTCCCGTGTCGCCGCTTTCGGGCAACGTGCCGCCAACGTCCACGACATCGTCAACGTAGCTGGGCAGATTCACGGCCTGCACAAGATTGTTGACCAGCCTAGGAATGTTGCTCCCAAGGCGAGCGTCTGGAACGATCCCAGACGAAAGCAGGCTGGCGTCCGCTGTCGCGCCTGGAATCCCAAAATCAAGCACGGCAGAAAACGCAGTGCCTGAGTTGTTGATCGTGACATTGCTGCCGGGGGCCAGCGTCGTCACCTTGCCGACCTGAACGGTCCCAGAGACGACTGTGGCGTCGCCCGGCGAGATCGCGCCAATAGCAACGCTGACATCGCCCCCGCTGCCGACCGTCGTGTTGACGGTCGCCGCTGACGATACCGACACGTTCGCCGCGCCGGAGTTTGTGACGTTGACTGTGATGTCGCTCATGGAGCCACTGGTATGAAGTCGCCAGAAATAATCGTGCGAGTGATGCCGCCCGGCGCCACCCAGCGAACGTAGTGCCGATAGCGAACACCAGCAGACAGGGCGCCAGTCTGCGTCTCACCAGCACCCCACGTCAGAACCCCGTTGGCAGCGTTTGCGACAGTGATGACGGGGGTAAAAGCCGTTGACCCTATGCCGGGAGACGTGCCACCACCTGCGCCCTGGAAGCCTTGCGTGCTGACCACATAGACGCCAGCCGTGAACGTGTAGCCGGTCACGTTGACATCAAGGTCAATCGTGAAGCTAATTTCATCGCCGATCACATGGGTGATCGTGAGATCGCCAGGCAGCTGGGAAAACGTCGGCATTGCGTAGGCTCCTCGTGCGTGGCATTGTCACGCCTCGTCATGAAGGCACGACCGGCTATGCCTAGCCCCACGTTCCCGTCGCCTCGTCGAGCGGCTCATCATCCTCTGGCGTCCGCTCGGTGACGACAAAGCCGGACGCGGCGAGAACCTCTGGATTGTTCGCCCACTGATCGGGATCGGTGCGTGTGCTGCCGTCGGGCATGCGGACACGCCACGGGAGCGGTGCAATGCGTCCCGTGGAGAGATTGCGGTAGATCATCACAGCCCCCATTTATTCACTAGGTACGTTTCCACGGCTATCGCCTGCCCAGCCGTGAGCGTGCCCGAGTAGGCAATCACCTCGCCAATGTGCCCGTTATTCATAGTGCGGCCGGTAGAGCCAAACGAGTCGGCACCGAGGACTATTGGCTTGCTTCCAGTGACTGCCGTAAATGATGCGCTAGTGTGTTGCCACCTGTCTGGCGAAGTACGCGCAGACACGCCAGTAGCAAAGTTGACAAAGTTTGCGCTGGTAATCGCAACTCTATTCAGCCTATACGCCACAGCCGTGACACTACCGGGATTAGAGTCCACTGCCACGGTATCGACGGACGGCGTGTTAAGGTTGTAGTTGAGCGAGCCGTTTGCGACCTTTGAAGAACCAGACGTGCGAGCGCTTACCACTGACGTGAAATCGGACCTTGTAGTCGGTTGATTCCACACCACAAAAATTGTGCCGATTGTGTATGTATAGGTGCCGCTCATCCAGTCGCCAGTAAACTCTACGGCCGACAGACCGTTCTTGACGTTCGTTTTTCTCAGCGGCTGTATTCCGCTGGTCGCCTGCGTGAAGTGCCTTCCGTTACCTGACTTATCCTCCCATCGCAAAACCGCGCCGTCCGCAGCAACCAGCGAGCCGCCAGAGGTGGCGTCGTACAAAGTGCCGGCGTCAGAACCGTCTAGCCACAGTTGCAGGCCGGGTAGTGCAGAGGGAGACGCGATTGTTAGCGGCCAGATTCCATCGCGAGCAGCCGACTCTAGTTCCGTAATACTCCACACACCGCTCGCGCTGGTCGCAGTCGGAACGACTCTCCTGCCAATGCATCCGCCGCCGCGCTGAAGCCCCACTAGCTAGCCTCCTCGTAGGAGCAGACCACCGCCAAGTCGCCGCCCGCGCTTGCCGTCACCGTGAGCCTGCGATCCTCCTCCAGCCACACCGAAGAGTCACGACCGAGCAGGACGACCGTAGCGTCCGCAGGGATCGTCACCGTCGATGCCAACGCGAACCCTGTGCCGCCGGATGCTGCGTTGTAGATTCTCACCGTGGCATCGACACTGCTCGTGCCGTCGATGTTGGCGAGCGTCACCAGCGTCACCCGGAGAGCCTTCCCGCTGGAAGCAGCGTTGACGAGCAAGTCCGTCTCCGTCGTATTCGCCAGCGTCAGGTACGTCGCCTTGCCGGTGATGGTCGTCGGTGCTGCGAGATTTGGAGCGGCCATAATGTGTTACCCAAAAAGGAGGACGCGACCGTAGCTAGATGCAGACGAACCGCTACTACCGCCACCAGAGACTCCGATCTCTACGTAGACGGGCGATTCCCACTGAAATAGTCGAGAGTTACTCTCGTCTAGGTAAAGCGTCGTTTCTGACCCAGTCGCAGGGAACGCCGATGTGCTCGCATGCACTGACAGTGACGATCCACCGCCAGACGCAAACTGCGTGACCGTTCCGTTGGCCGCCCTGTAGAACAGCTTGCCGTCTGCCTCATTGACAGCGATCTGACCGCTGACGAGAGACGACGGCACGTTGCCTGCCGTGGTGCTTCGGAGTATGCGTACGGTGTTCGACATCGCTTAGAACGTCCCGCCGTTCAAGTCGATGCCTGCAATCGAGCCGCCCGTGATCGCTACGTTGCTCGCCGCCTGCGTTGCCATCGTCCCTAGCCCGAGATTCGTGCGAGCCGCCGAAACATCGACCACGTCCGCTAGGTTGCTGGCCTTTGCCATCTTGCCCGAGAGCGACGTTGTGACGGTCGTGGAGAACGCAGCGTCCGACCCGAGAGCGTCGGCCAGTTCCTTGAGCGTGTCGAGAGCAGCCGGAGCCGCATTGATCACGTTCGAGATCGCCGTGCTTACGCTGCTCTGCGTTGCATATGTGCTGGCCGCCGTCGCTTGTGAAAGGTAGGTCGATGCAGCGGCAGACGTAGTTAGGTAGCTTGACAAGTTGGCGTTATTGACCGCCGAGTCAACGTAGCTTTTCGTGGCATACGTGGAAGGCCCGCCGATTGCGACGACCTGGGTGGCAGAGCCACCCGCACCGCCTGTCCCAACGCCGATCCACAGCGTGCCACCGCCGGCCACGCCTTCGCTGTATGCGATCTCTGCGTTTTGCAGCGTTGCCGGCGCTGACGATCCAGTGGAACGCTTAATGCGAATGGTGTTGCTCATCAGAAGTTGCCCCCGTCTACAAGTTGTGGTTCGTTGATTGCCGTGACTTCAGTCCATGTGGTCAGGTTGTCGTTGAGCCGCCACGCCTTCTGCGTGTCGATCACCCAGACCAGCATGCCCGCCTCCCGCCTCAGAGCCGGGATAGCGTCCCGCTCTGCGATGTCGGCCACGCTGCGGTAGCCGCCCTTGCCGTAGCGCGCCTCGTGCGATGCGTGCGTATCTGTCGTGTCGAATGGCACGACCGGCGCGAGTACGTTGGTGCCCTTGATGCTTGACATACGTCATGTCACCACGAGATTGACGGTGCCAGTGATCGGATACGTTGTGCGGTGAATGCCGTAGCTTGCCGCAGCCTGCCCAGCAAACGTGATCGTCCGTGTCGTCGTCTCCCAGGCAGACGACGTCAAGCCGCTGACGGCAAACGTCGGTACGCCGAAACTCGTCGGCAAGACGACGTAGATATACGCAGTGTGTGCGGTGATCGTCCTCGACTGTGCCCGAGAGCCTCCCAGGTCATTAGCGAGGCTGGCGACGATCTGAGCGTCAGTGATGGTCGTCGCAGCAAACGAACCCCAGAAGCGACGCCTGAGCGTCGGAGCGACCTGTGCCGCCTCGGCAGTGGCAATCGTGTGAACACGCACCGTCTGCCGGAATGCGTCGCCCCAATGAAACACCGGCACGCCTCGCGGGCTGGTCACTTCGTAGGTGACATCAACGCCGTTGAGCGTCTCCACAATCTTGTCGTGTCGCAGTGGTTCGCCAAACGGCAGCGAGCCAGCCTTGATAACGAAGTCCCGAGATTCCCACATCTCCACAACGCCGCTCGTGCCTTGCGACTCAAAGCGACTGGTGCCGATGGTTGCGAGAACACTGCCAAAGTCTGCGCCGCGAGAGTAGCGGACAGACCGCGACGCACCCGCCGACAACTGGCCGGCGAGCCATGCTGCACCGGTGGCGAGTAGATCGGACATAGGCACCTCTAACCACAAGACCGCCGGCGGCGCGGAAAGGATGAACGCTGCCGCCGGCGGCTTGCAGTGGGACGGGAATCAACCGACGTTGAGGATGACCATCACCGACGCATCGCCCGACGCAGCCGCAGCAGCGGCCTTGCCGGCCCGCTTGTGCGTGCTGGCAGTCGTGGTGACGACGCTGTTGGTGGCATCCCAGTAAAGGAGCGCACCCTGCGAGACAGCACCCGAAGCCTTGGCGATGCTCCACACGCCATCAACCGACACCGCACCCAGCGCGTTGGCGGCGATTGCACGAGGGGCCACGGTCACGAGATCAGCGAGAAGGACGACATCGCCAGCGGCAACAGCAGCCGAAGGCGTGTAGTCGATGAGACAGCCAGCCTGAGAATAAGAAGCCATAGATCACCTACTTTCTGGGAATGGAGTTGGTTGGAATCATGCCGCCGGGCGGGCTTGGGCTCCCGCCCGGCGGTCACGGTTTGTGTTCAGATCAAGAAGCGTCAGCCTTCACGCCGGCGAGGTACTCGGCCTTGGCAACGCCAAAGTCGAAGTAGCCACGCATCTGCACGCCCAGCGTGTTGAAGTCGGCTTCCGCCGTCTCCACCACGGGCGACTGCACGCCGTTGAGGAAGGCAACCTCCATCACCGGCATGTCAGCCGGCGACGCAAGCAGGTAGTAATCCTCGGCGCTGGACAGGTAGCTGGTCGAAACGACCTGATACCGACCGGCGAGCACGTTCACGTTGGGGCCAGCGGACGAACCGCCAACCAGCAACGCCGAGCCCATGATCTCCGCAGCCGACAGTTCAATGTCGGACGGCACGAGCAGCACGCGGGGCTCGACGGCAACCGGGTTGCCATCGGGATCCTTGAGCTTGCGGAACAGCGTGGCAATCGCCTTGAGGTTCGACAGGCTCAGAGCACCAGCCGTGGTCTTCTTGTTGCCACGGCCCGTGGTGAAGAACGCCGAGTCGTCTTGGAACGAAGCCCAGAAAACGTCATTCAACTTCAGAGCACCACCGCGACCGATACGCTGCGGAACCGCAGTCAGAGCACCGAGGTCATCGTTGATGAGGTCATTGCGAGTGACGCTCGTCATGATGCCGTAGGTCTCTGCCGAGATCGTCCGCGACTCGTCGCTGACGGCAGCGTTCTTGAGTTCGCCGCCAGGGGCGACCTTCTCAAACTTCATGCCGCCGTTGAGCCGGTAGCTCGTCAGCGCCTTGAAGTCGTTCACGCTACGCACCGACGAGATCGACCGCCACGAGCTTTCAACGCCGTTAAAGCCGGCGAGGAGGAACTTGTTGACGGTGCTGGACAGGATGCCGCTGATGCTGTGGGTCGCCCACGCCGCAGCGAGAATTGGACGCAGAGTCGCAGCGGAGATCCGACGCGAGCCGGTGTAGCCGCCTTCCTCGGCAGCCGAGAGCAGCACTTCGCCGAGGCTCGTGGTCCGCTGGATCTTGCCAGCGGCTTCGAGGGTCTTGGCGTCGTACTGCTTCTCGACATTCGGCAGGCCGCCTTGGAGGGCGAACGCTGCCTCGATGACTTCGGGCGTGCGAGCGGTCGGCTGCGCCATGTGAACGGCAGGAGCCGCAGGACGCTCGTCGCGGGTGGCGATCAGCTTTTCCATGTCGGAAACTTTCTTTTCGTAGGTTGCGAGCCGAGCCAGGAGAGCCTCGTTGGCGTCCTGCTTGACTTCGTTCTCGGCCACCACGGCGACGCTCGCCGTGACTTCCACCGGCGTCTCGACGACGTCGGCAGGCTTCTCGCTGGCGTGGTCCGCCATGACTGACTCCTCTGCCACCTCTTCGGCGGCAATGGCGACGCTGGTAGCTGCATCAGCGCCCAAGGTGACAAACGAAACCTCACGCAGCGATGAGGCTTTGACGACTCGCACTGGCCCGATGTGGGCAGTGCCGTTGACGGTGGTGACGCCTTCAGCGTCAATCTTCTGGTGCCGCCTGACATCAGCACCAACGCTCGCCTGAAACTGGTAGCCAGCGGCACCAAGAGCGGCGACCTGACGTGCGTTCTCGTTGTCGGCCAGGATCTCGCCTTCAACGATGATCTGCCCGGCTTCGATAAACGGGCGACCCTGCCCGACGATGGAACCAAGTGCGTAGTCGTGACCGACCACCACGGGCACAGTCGCCGGCAGCTGCATGCCAGCCATGTCGATCACGACAGGCTCGCGGCTCCAGCCCTGACGGATAGGAGCACCCGTGTAGGCGACGATCCTGAACTTCTTGCCAGCCGGTGCCGATTCGCCGTCGGCGGCTTGCAGAAACGTGACGCCAGAATCCAACTTGATTGCGTTCACTCTTTGGCTCCCATTGGTTCGCCGTTCTCGTCGAGCGTTCCGCCGTAGTTCGTTTCCGGCGTGAAGTCAACGAAGAGGTTGAGTTCCTTCATCAGCGCCACCTCGGCGGCACGCTGACGCAGTTCGACATCCCACTGCTTGCCTTGCTTGGCGTATTCAGTCGCCAGCGTTGTCGTGTGCGTGCGGAGCCGAGTCTCTGCCGCGTTGGCTTCCTTGGACGGGTCAACGTGTTCCTTGCCGTCCCACTGCCACGACCATTCCCATTCCGAGAACGGCGGCAGTCCATCGGGAAGCACGCCAGCCAGCGCGGCTTCGTTCACCCAAGCGGCAAGCAGACGGTCGAGCATCACACGCTCAAGATCGTCACGCATGATTTTCTGCGTAGTCGCATAGACTTGGTGATCCATGCGACCGCTTGCGTAGTTGTACGACGACGAATCCAACGCAGCGATATTGAAAGGCAGCTGCAAGCAGCGACCGATCTCGTTCAGAATCTCACGCTTAAACATCGCGTACGTGGATGTCGGCTGCTCTGCCTTGAGTTGCTCGAAAGTCCAGCCGTCTGGCAGCGTGACCATCGTTCTTTTTTCGATGGGCATCTCAGCAAACGCTTCGACCTCGTCCACCTCGGCGGCAGGCGAGTTCGTCCGCAGGAATCCAGCGAAGTCGGCAGCAGTCTCGGCGGCAGCACAGACAGCCTCGGTGTAGCGGCGAAGCTGTGCAAAGAGCTTCAACGCCGGCGCCACCTCGGGAAGCCCGCGATGCTGGCCGGGCCGCAGAGGGCGGAACCAATGCACAATCTGCGCTGCCGGCACACGCTGGTACTCAAGAGCGTTGATCCTGAAGTTTGCGCCGGGGTGGTAGTTCAGCACCCGGTACGCAACGACGTTGCCGATTGCGTCAAACTCCAGACCATCGACGGTCGAGCCATCCGGCGAAACGCTTGGGCTCACCGGGTTGACCGGCTCGCTCACCATCTCTGCCTCGACCAGCCGCACGTCAAGCTGCACGCCAGGGAGGCGAGGGTTGGTGATCATCATGGCGAACGCTTCGCCGTCAACGACGAGAGCCTCACGCATTGTGCGGAGCTTGGCGGCTAGATCGACCTGCCACGTCCAGTTAAAAAACGCCTTCTCGGCAACGCGGGCAGACTCGGAATCGTCAAGTAGTTGCAGCCGTGGCCCGGTGCCGACAAGGTCGTTAGCGAGTGTCGCCGACATCCCGGCGAGGTATGAGTTGCTGGTTCGCTCGTAGCGAGCGCGGTTCCGCATCGTGCGCCGCTTCTCAGGAGACAGTGCGGTATCGGCAGCGAAGGCGTCAGCGGCTGACCAGTGGCGGTAGTCGTCGCCCCTCTCGGCAGCGTCAAACTTTGCACGGACACGCACCGGCACCGCCGCCGGCTGCGGCCTGTTGCCTCGCGTGAACAGGTTGCCCAACAGTCCCACTAGATCGTCCCTGGAGGCGTGAGCTTGTTGAACCGCAGTCCACGCCGCGTGTTGCTGCCCGTACTCGCAGCCTTCGCCGCGAGGTACTTGTCAGCCTCAATCATTGAGGCGACATCCTGTGCCTCGACTTCGCCTGCGTCGGTGCGGACCCGCTTGGGACCGGATGCCGTCTCGGCAATCTTTGCGCGTAGTTCGTCGCTCATGCGTCAGACGCTACGGGAAGCACCGGCAATCACAGACCGGGTATGCCGTCAGACTTCGGCCCATTCAGAGCCGCGACGCTCGAAGAGCACGACGTCTGCCACGCCTAGCTTGCGGGCGATGTCTGCCGTGAACGGCGAGAACACCGCAAGCGGCTTGGCTGCGTCAATCACGCCAGCCGACAGAAGGAACGCAGTGAGTGCCGTCGCCTTGCCGGTCTGCCGATAGCGTTCCTCGACGTACTGCTCAAGCGTCTGCATGCCACGCCATACGTGCGAGCACGCCCAAGCCAGCATCGCACCGTCAGCGTGCCAGACGGCGACCGGCGTGCAACTGCTTGCGTCACCCTCAAGCACCTGAGCAACCTCAAGCTGAAACTCGCTCGACGGCTTCGTCAGCCTGGAGCGGATCGCCAGCATGTCACGAGGGTCAAGCCCGTCAATGGTGGTGAGTGTGATCTGGTTCATTTGAGACGCTTTACCTGAATGATCTTTTTCCCGTTTGAATTCGTCGGGATTGTCACCTTTTTCCGCTGGCGTCCACCCGCCTCAGTCGCCACGGGCTGCACGCCGGCAATCGACGCCGCCACCGCAGACCCAACGAGACAGTCCCACCAGTGATTCTCGCGGCGGTTGTCTAGCTTCCATTCGTCAACGACTCGCCCGCGTGCCTCAGTGCGAACCGGGTATTCGCTGGTCAGGTGCTCGATGAGCATGTCGTGCTCGCCGGCGTGCAGCGTGATCGCCTCTGGGTCGCCCATCGCCAGCCGCAGCCGAGCCGCGCTGAACGTCTTCCAGAAGTTCGTGTCGTAGACGCCGTAGCGTTGATTCGTCGCCGTCTGCCGCATGACCCAGTTCAGCCCGATCTTCTCGCCTCGCCCCTTCTTCTCGGTCAAGCTGCCACCGCTGGCACCAATGCCCTTGCCGTGAGATGGCAACAACATCGCCGCAAACGTCGAACGACGGCAGAACGTCCGCACCGTCTCAGTGGACTGCCCCCAGTTGGCGTCAACGAGCACCTGACGCACTCGCATGGCGACGCCGTCTTCACGCATCCAATCCTTGCCGAGAAGAATCTGCGTCAGCGACTCCAAGCCAGCCGACAGCGCCGCCTCGAACCCGGCACCCTTGGCAGAAAGTGCCAAAGTCTTCTTGGCGTTCTTCGCCTCGAAGAACGTAGACGCTTGGTCGGGATAGGTGCCGTATGCCACGACGTGACCGCCGAACGAATCGCCCCACGATGCGACCAGCCAGTAAAGAAGTTTGTCCTGCACGTCGATGAACGCCGTGAGTGTCTGGTGGGAAAGTGGGACAGTCCCACGCGAGAGCGTCAACGCACGAGCGGCGAGCGCCCGCTTGTCGAGTTTCTCGGACGAGATGTCATCCGCCAGCGGTGCGTTTTGGTACTCCGCTTGGAACGCACTCTCGCCACGGTCAATCCGTAGATTCCACGCATGCTGTATCGCCGTCAGTTCGTCGTCGTGCTTCCGTTCCGGCCACGCCACCCGAGACCCGGCGTCCATCGTCGCCTGATTCGCCCGATAGAAGGCGTCAGCCGCCGCAGTGCCTTCACCGCTACGCTGCCCCTCTCGACGCATCTCGGAATACTGGCCCCACAGTTCATCCGCCGTCGGCCACTCGTAGATCAACTTCGTACGCTCGCCTTGCCACGACGGGTGCCGCATGCGGTCCAGCAGCCGGTCAGCCAGGTCGTCGGGACGAATGACCGTGATGGTCGCCAAGCCAGCGATCTTCGCGCCCGGCCCGGCGAGCCCGAGGATGGCACCGGAAAGGATGCGTTCACGGGTGGCGACCTGCGACGGCGACGCTGACGACTCGTCAGTCTGTGGGTCGTCGATCAGCACAAGAGACGGTCTCACTGTTTTTCCGTCTGCGCAAATGTGCTGCGCACCTCGTATGCGGCCTGTAATGCCAGCTACGCGAACAGCTGCACCCGCTGAAGGCGCACCAGGAATCCATGCTAGGGTGATCTGGTCTGCGGTCCACTCCAGCTGCGTAGGCTCGCCTTGGTACGTCTGGCCTTTGGCTCTCTGGCTAATTCGCTCAAGGGCACGGATCGGAAAGCACGCCTCTGGGAAATCCTCCAAAAGCAGGTCGTTTGTTTCTAGGTGAGCCTTGACGATGTCGAGCATCTGACAAGCTATGGATTGATCCGCACCGACCAGCATTACGAAAGAGCGGTGCCCGTACAGCATTGCCCAGATGCACGCCCAGATCGACAGCGTGCTCTTGCCAGACCCACGGGGCATGGCGAAGGCGAACAACTCGCCACGCAGCACAGCCGCCTCAATCTTGGCGATAGCCGTCAGATGGTCAGCGGACCACGCCAACGGAAAGGATTCAGTGCCGTACGTTTCGCAAAACTGCTGGAAAGAGTTTCGGCATGAGTCTCTGCGTTTGTGGTTTGCAACGGCGGGAAGGTCGCCAATGTCTCTGGCGGTGTTGTGAACTTCTCTGGATCGGTGCCCCGCCCGCACATTCTCTTTTTGGTGCCTGAGGCGAGCGGCGTCCTCGCGTTGCGATCTAGCTGAGTTTTTGGGCATAAAAAATAGGGGGCATGCGGGCCGGAAACAGTGTCATAAAAGGCAAGCTCGCGTATGAGGCTTCCGCTGAAAACCCGGCAAAGTACCTTTTCATTGCCGCCCTGTTGGGGGGTCTCCGTAGCAATCTGCTACGCAAAAAGCCGCTGTTTTGGCCGACCGCCAAGCGATCCGCCGTTGACGCAAGACTCTCTTTTCCCCGCGACAGACAGATCTAGTCTGTGTGGCGTTCGACTTGCCACAAACTCATGGAGTTTGTCCAACGCATAAAAGCGGTGGCCTTTTGGCTTATCAGATGCCTTGAAAAACTCTGGCTTCTTCTCGCACCCATCCCAATTCCGCGTAGCCCACTTCTTAAGTCGTGTCAAAGACACGCCGATGATTTCTGCTGCTTCTTTGCTATCAGCGGCGTATACCAATGCCCCATTCCCTGAGACGGCTTGCTGGAGCCTCCCAGCCTCAACTAATTCATCAATAGCGGCGACAACGATTTGCTCTGGTTTGTTGTCAGAAACAACTGCTTCAATGATGTCGCATGGAGCCATTCCGCGCACGCCTGCCTCTTTGGCGACAAACAGAACTGCTGCACGATCCTGCGAGCATGGCGCTCGAAGCAGCGAGGCTTTTGGCCGATATGCAGGCGCATCGTCGCGCACGGCAAGTTGTATGCCGTTGTCGTCTACGATTTGGCAAAATCGCACGAAACAAATAGACGACTCTATTGTCTCGACCATCTTCTCATTTACGAGACGCCACCAATCTTTCTTTGTCCTCATGGCACTAGCAGTAGACGACACGACATCAAACACAAGCGAGACCTTTTGCGAGGCACGCCACGAAGCGCCCCTCCACCCAATGCGACGCAATTCCTTGGCAACAAGCTGCGAACAGCAATCGTATTCGGTGCCGTGAATTGCTTCGCAGGCCTCACGCACCGTAAGTGATTGCCGCCGCCTGTCAAAAAGCTTTTTCAGAGCATCCGCACGAAGCTCCGACTTTGTTTTAAAAGCCCCAGTTACGCTGATTGCCTTTCTAATCGGAAATCCATTGCTCGCTTGGACTGCAACAGCGTTGACGTAGTTCGTTAGCTCGATTCTGTGCCGGCGGCATGTTTCCTTCACGGAGTTGCATGTCTTGCAAATCCACTGAACATTCGAGATGGCTGCACTTGGTCCAAACGAATGCGGCTGCCTGGCGATGACAGCGGCGAGTTTCGCCCTGTGGTTTGCTTCGACAATGTGATCAAGCTGTATCGATTTCGTTGTCAAAGCTACAGCGCAGCAACAGCATCTGCCCTGCTGCTTGTAGTAAAGGTCCAGCAAGTCAGAAGCCCGCAGACGCTCTGGCTCTTCGCATGTCCTCGCGTTGCTGTTGTTTTGCGATGCACGGGACGTGCAAATCTTCTCGATTTCATGCTCGCTAATCAGCACGTCAACCAAGCTCTCGCTTGATTGGGTCTTTGTGTTGTCCATAGGTGAATCCTTTCGCCATTGGTTGTACGGCGGGTGTCAAATCTTTTTTGCTACTGCACCCTCACCGTCGTTCTCGCCTCATCGCCATAGCTCTTCTCCACGACAAGTCGCTGCACAAGCGTGTCATCAAGCCACACGATTAACGCCAACGCATCGAGCACACCCTTGGCTATGTTGTCGCAGTCAGGTCGTGGAAGCTTCGGTGCTGTTGGCTTCACACCACGCTTCGTCATGTGTGACTTCGGTCGTGCGAACACAGCGTCGATGACGACGCTTACTGGCTCTGACGTCGGCTCTGCGTCGCCCATCGCTTCTATCGCACTTTGCGATATTGCTTTTCGGTAGTCGTTGATCGGATGCTTCTTCGGCGTGTACGCATGCGCGAACTTGCCGCGAGTCGTGATGCGTGCCCGTGGCTGCGGCACTGGATCGCCTGCGACGCTGAACGTGATCGGCTTCATGCACGCAGCATCGCACCCGCGTCAAGCAAACCACGACGAGTGGATGATTTCGTAGTGCCGCATCACCTGCCGCACATAGTTCCCCTCGTGTATCTCGTCCAGCGCGTACGCATGAATGACCGCACCATTGGCGAGGTAGTAAATGGCGACGCCCACTTGGACGGGCCGCAAAGCGCCGTCCAGTGGGCCGCCGAGAAACTCAACCGTGATCCAGTGCGTGCTCATTCGTAGCGAATCACTGCGAACCAGCCACGCGGACCACGAGCGACTGCCTTTTCCACGATGCGGTATCGCCCGTAGTAGCAGCAGTTCCGCAGAGCCGCATCCGGCGACGACGACGAGAAGCCAATGCCTTCTCTCCTGCCACCAGCAGTGCCGCAGTGACGCAGGATGCCCGTACGTGCCATCGTCTCGGCGTCCTGCTGTGCCGAGGTGATCGTCACCCGCCTGGCGTTGATCACGACGTTGTCCGCATGGGCCACAACGCCACAGAACGCCAGAGCCACAACCATGCAAATCCTTCGCATAACGTCCGTCCTTTCGCCTAGTGAAAGCCGCTCCGTGCGGCACTGCTTCCACCGTAGCGAGCGTGTCAACTCAAACCGTGGAAGCGGTAGCCGTCCCACGAGTATTTTGGGATGCTGAACCGTTCTTCCTTCGGCGTTGGCACGACTCGCTTCGCTCTGCACTCAGCCGCACGCTCTGCTATCTGCTCAGGCGTCGGGTCGTCCTCAAAGATTTCCCGAGTCGGTTTCTGTCTGTGCGGCAGCTTGTGCCGTACCTTCAGGTGATGCACGAACGACTCGGAGCAGCCGAGGGCGGCGGCGATCTCCAAGTAGGAGTCGCCGCGCGCCCACAACTCGTGCAGCTTCGCCGCACAATATTCGATACGCCGACCGTTCTGCATCAGGCGTCCACCGCCAGTGGCATGATCACGCCCGTGTTGTCGCCGCATCGCAGAATCACAGCAGACTGTGCGTCCACGGCTTCGACTTCGACTTCCGGCTCTGCCTCGCTGTCGATGCCGCCAAGCCACTGCTGCACGAAGAGCGGATCGAGCTTGACCGTCGCCTTGTCGCCGGCTTCCACCACGTCACAGGTGACGCTCGATTCGCCCTTCTCTCTGCTCTGCCCGTGCAGCCAGATGCCGTCTCCAGAGAACACGAACTCAACGCCCTTGCTCTCGTCGCTGGTGACGATGGCTGCGGCCCTCGTCGCTGCCAGCAGATCCGCACGGCTGACCGTCGTTGCCTTAGCGTCACGTTCCGGCAGCGTGTCACGCCACCGAGGGTATCGACCGTCGAGCAGACGAGCCGTGACGGTAGCGTTGCCAACCGTGGCAACGATTTCGTTTTTGGTTGCCTCAAGCTGAACGCTGGCATCACCGAATGCAGCCGCGAGCCGTGCAATGATCGCCATGGCACGAGCCGGCACGAGCGTCTGCGAGTCGTCCACCGCTAGGTCGTGCTCGCAGTTGACGCACGAAAGCCGTCGCCCGTCCGTCGCAACAAACGTTACAACCTCGCCTTTGACTTCCACGAGCACCGCACCGAGAGCGTAGCGGCTCGACTCGTCATCGACAGCAAAAACCACGCCTTTCACCGCACGGCAGAACTGATCCACAGGGAGCCTCGTGACGGGCTTTGCGCCGTCCACGTTCGACGCCGGATACTCGCCAGCGTCTTCCGTCGGTAGCGTCCACTCGCCACGACCAGCCTTGATGACGCACGACGAATCGTCAGGCGTGATCGTGATTTCATCGCCTGAGAAACTGCCGAGGATGGCGGAAAAGCGATCCTTCGGCAGCAGGAAATTGATGCCGGGGGGGGCGTTTTCCAGCGTGACGTCAATCCTGATGTCACCGTCACTCCCAGAAAGCACCCCGCCCGATAGGAGCACGCTCTGGTAGATGGGCCGTGGCGACCGGCTCGGCACCGCTTGTCCCACGGCTGCGAGCGCCGCCTTGAGTTCCAACGCCGACAGGCTGATGCCACCAGCCCGCGTCTTTCGTCGTTCCTTCGTTGCTGTCATGTCTCGTGTCCTTTCTGAGACTAATACCCACTAACACGCCCACCGTGAACGTCACGGCGTGCAAAATCGATGCTGTGCAGATGAGGGCGATGTCGCTCATCACGTTGCTCCGTCGAGGCTATCAACCGATGCAATCCGCTCGCCTATCCAACGCATCACAGGCACCGCCATTGAGTTGCCGAGTGCCTTGTATCGTGGCCCGTCTGCTGCTGGCTTGTTGCGGTAGGTGACGAGCGTGTAATCGTCTGGGAAGCCTTGCAGCCGCTCGCACTCTCGTGGAGTTAGGCGGCGGACGGCCATCGCTTGGCGAACGCCAACCTCGACTTTTCGGCCGTCGCTCGCGCCGAGAGGCCAAGTCGCTTGGCCTTCGGTTCGCTGATATGCGTTGAAGGCAACTGCGGGCATTGAGTTCCCAGCACCACCTCCACGAAGCGGAGGCGTGCCTTCCTCGACATACGCGACGCCGTGCGAGTTGGCGGCGGCAGAGTGCGAGAACGCCACGGCCTGCCCCTGCACACGATCCAGCGTATGCGTCACATCGTGAGCCACGCCGTGCCCGTCCGCAGAAGTCTGGGCCGTGCGGACGGCCACGGCCTGCGTGCAGCAACCGCCCTTCGAGCCGCAGCCCATCGCGTGCGTCGAGCCGTCATCGCTGCTGATCGGGTCTTGCGTTGGGTGAAAGGCGACAAGATTCTGGCACTCATCACCCGAAGGGCCGCCAGTGCCTTTGCTCCACTTCGATGTAACCGACGAAGTCACCAGCGTGTCGGCGTCGCCGGCTGTTCTTCCAGGCCCATTTGCGCCGCCGCCGTTAGAGCATCCTGCAATTGGGCCGGTAACTTCTTGCCACGATTCGCCGCGCGTCGGAGGATTCCCGAACACGCTTTCGCGCTCAAAAAGTACCGCTGCGGCACGACGCCAGTCTCCAGCGTGTGCGACAACGAACACACGGCGACGGCGCTGGGCGACTCCAAACCACTGAGCGTCAAGAATTCGGTATGCGAACCCATACCCGAGTTCGCCCAACGCCCCGAGGAAGGTGACAAAATCCCGTCCTTCGCCACTACTGAGGACGCCCGAGACGTTTTCCCAAACGATCCATTCGGGCTTGAGGACAGCAGCAAGCTGGACGAATCGGAGGGCCAAGTTGCCACGCGGGTCATCCAAGCCACCTCGCAGTCCTGCGACTGAAAAGGATTGGCACGGTGTTCCTCCGACCAGAAGTTCAACTGGGCCGAGCTCATCAAGCATCTCCTCTGTGATCTTGGTCATGTCGCCCACGTTCTTGAACGCAAAGTGGTGATCGACGACCGTGGCCGGAAACGGTTCGATCTCGCTCGTCCATACGCACTCCCAGCCCAGATGCCTCCAAGCAACATGGGCCGCTCCGATGCCGTCGCAAACGCTTGCGTACCTCATAGCCCCAACTCCGATTTCTCAATGACGCTTGCCAGCTTCACGTTTCGCTCTAGCGAAGCCTTCAGCGCCGTAGCACCCGTCTCGAACAGCGTCCGGTCGTCGTCGCTCACGTCGTCGTCCCACGCACGATCCATGAGCGCCTGCACGACATCGAGCGGTGCCGGGAGGTACTGCCACTCGGGCTTCATGCGTCACCGCCGATCACACGAATCGTGCGAGAGTGACCGTCAACCCACGACACGGCTCCCTTCTTGCGCATGGGCCGCAGGTGGCACATCGCCCCGTTCACGGTCCACCCAAAGCCGGCGGCGATCTCTCGCACCGTTGGCGAGAAGCCGTGGACGTCGATGAATCCCGAGATCCACGACAGCACTTCCTGCTGCCTGGGCGTCAGTACCGGGGGGGCGTCAATTGTCGTTGTCATTCGTTCACCTCGTCCGTGAGTTTGATCGAGCCTGCAAGCGCGGCGACCATGCCGCCCTTGCCCTGTTTGGCACGCCGGTACTCGGCGTCCGTCATGGATCGTTGGAACTCTGCCCGGTAGCTGGGACGCTCGTCCCACGACTTCGCCGGTGCTCGCTCGTCAGGACGAACGCCAGGCGTACGGTTCGTCCCGCCACGGTCCTGAGAGCGTGTCAGCCACGAGACGACGAAACGTCGCCAGTTGCTCTTGTGAGCCTTTGTCGGGTTCGCCTTGAGCCAGGAGGCGGCTTTGGCGAGTTCTGCCGTTAGATCGCACGCTGGGTACGCCTGACGCCATTCCTGCCGGTCTGCGTCCGTGATCCCCTGCCATCCTGCGTCAGCAGACCACGAAACGGCGTCTGCGGGCTGCGAGCGTTTCCGCCGCTTCGGCGGTTCGCTCGTAGCTACCTGCGCAGCAGGTTGTATTTCCTGTTCTGTTATGTCCTGTCCTGTTATGTACTGTGGTAGACGCGCCTGTAGACGCACCTGCGCCTCGTGCGCGTCTACAGGCGCGTCTACAGGTGCGCCTCCGGTGCGTCTCCACTTGTCCTGACGCCTGTTTTTCAGTGCTCTACGCTTGGCGGCACCGCCGAAACGCTCTTCCCATTTGGGTATCTGGGCAGTTTCGCCGTCGAACACGATCCACCCGACAGCCGCCACGGCTTCCCAAAACGGTGCGTCACCGCCGCAGATGCGTCCAAGCCTGGCAGGCGTGGAACGGAAAGTGCCATCGGCAGTGTTTAGCTGCACCCAGCCCCAGAGTTTGAGCAACCGGAACACGATGACCTCAACCGGCTCGCCGGTTAGGTCAACGAGTTCCTGCACTTCTGGCTTGGTGTCGAGCGAGACGTCAACGGGGAACCATTCAGCAGCCATTGTCGGCTTTCTAAAATTCAAAACACTTCTGCCGTGAGTACAACACCCTGTCGCCTTTGATCGCGTCCCATCTATTAGTCCATTCGCCTAGTTTTGCCGGATAAATCGCGTTGCGCACTTCTCCGGCTTGGTTCGCAATGGCAAACGATGGGATTACAAACCAGATCGGTAGAAATCGAATCACAAAGAAATCGACATCGGAACACAGGTAGGCAATCTCTGTGTTGCATCTGTTTGTCCTTAGCTTGATCCTGTCTCGCCTATAAACTCCATCCCTAGCCTTTACCTGAACTCGCATGCCGTTTACCTCAATGTCCCACGGCGTGCACGATTGCTTTTCAGGGATGTAAACGCTGTAGCCAAGCATTGAGCAGATTGACGCAACTTGCTCTTCGCATTGCCTGCCAATATCCCTTTGGCTGACGACAAGATTGTTCATCACGCATTCCTCCATTCCCTCTCGCCCCTGCCACTGCTACTCGCCACGAGCCGTCCCGTCTCCACGATCCTCCCAGCCCGTGCAAGCTCACCGAGCCGCTTGTTGACTTGGTGCCCCAGCAGCCCGCAGCGTGCAGCGATGCCTGACGCACCAGCTGGGCCGTGCGACAGCGCCTCAAGGATCGCCGCGTGGTGCTCGCCTGCGAACGTCTTCACGGTTGCGGCTGCGGCCTTGCTCGTCACCGGATCGGTGCGGCGAAACAGCGGCAGCGTGTCTTCGATGTCTGGCGTGATGTAGTGGGGGCGGGTCATGCAACAGCCTCCGGTGCATCAAACAGCGTCCTGCTGTTCGCCTGGTGCGTCCGCTCTGCCTTCGCCAGATTCTTCAATGCCTGAGCGTGGTACTCGGGCTTCAGTTCGCAGCCGTAGAAGCGGCGGCCTTGCTGCAGCGACACGTATCCCTCGCTGCCTATGCCGGTGAACGGCGAGAACACCACCTCACCGGGATTGCTGTACAGCCTGACGAGCCTGTCAATGACATCCAGCTGAAGCGGGCAGATGTGCTTCGTGTCCTCTTCGCTGCGTGCCTCTTTGACGTTCAGCGTGTTTGTCTCGCGGATGTCGCTCCAGCAGCATTCAGCCCAGTCAATCCACTCGTTGCGTGAAACGTCGCCATCGGAGTCGATGGCTACTTCGTTCTCGCCCGGCGCACGGAACTTGATGAGGTAGTCGGGCAGGCATCCACGCTGCTTCGCCCTGTCGCTCTCCAAGCCAGCGAACTGCAACTCACGGCTGCGGGTGCGTATTGCCTGTGCCTGCGGATTCTTCCGCACCACCCAGTCATATTCGTAGACGAGCCCGGCACGCTCGCCGAGGCGGATGTTGAGTCCACGGTAGTCGTGCAGGCCGACTTCGCCGGAACGCTTGAGCCTCGGGATCTGCATGACGTGGACGACGACAGCCCGGCCAGGCTTCAGCACGCGGGCCAGCCCGCGAAAGAAGTAAGACAGGTGTATCTTGGCTTCGCCTTTCATGTTCTCGCTGTTGCCGATGTCCTCGGCCTTCGAGGTGTACGAGAACAGGCTCGGGAACGGCGGCGAGAAGACAGAGAAATCCACCGAATGCGGCGGCATTTCTTCCAGCATGTGCGGGATGCAGTCGCCATGATGAACGGCGTACTTCTGGTCAGTTGGTAGAAGATTCATGAAACATTTCCTCCTGCTCTCGGGTGTCGGCCTCGACGCGACGTGCCTTACGCAGCACGTTCTCAACCATCGGGCGTTCGATGTCGGTCACTGGGATATGCACGTTCAGCGGGCGAGTTGATCCAACTCGGTTGGAACGCTTAACAGCCTGGTAATACTCCTCGTAGGAGTCCTGCAATCCGCTGAACACTTGCCGCGTGCAGATTTGCAGATTGAGTCCGAAGCCGAGAATCTTCGGCTTGGTGATGAGCACCTTGATTCGTCCAGCCTTGAACTCGTCAACGAGCCGCTGGCGTTCGTCCTGTGGCGTCTTGCCGTCGATGCTCGCAGCATCCGGCATCATCGCGGCGAGCATGTCCTGCTCGTCGTTGTAGCGGCACCAGATGATGGTGCTTTCAGTCGGCCACTCTCGCACCATGTCAACGATGTACTGTGGCTTGATGCTGCTTTCGCACTTCGCCATACGCGAGAGCTTCGCCCTGGTGGTAATGCCGCCGAGTTGCGTGACAAACAGCTGCCCGGTGATGGCTTGAACTGCTTTGTCCTGCTCGGCAGAAAGCCGCACGTCGTCAATGTGGACGTGAATGGGCGGGATGTTGTGGACGTTGTCGGCCCAGCCGTAGGTGCTCGGGTCAGTTAGAAAGATGCACCAGTGAGACAGTGCCTTGTAGAACGGCCTCAGTGCGTGCGGCTTGAGTTCCCATCGTTCCATCGTCTGCCCGCGATTGATGAAGAACTTCGCGAGGAACGAATTGACGTTTGGGAAGGCGTCCAGAAACACGGCGTGATTCGCGTACTCAATGCGGTCATTGGGTGCCGGCGTGCCAGTCAGTGCCAGCTTCCATTCCACGCCTGCCCCGATGCGTAGGCACACCTGGCCCCATTTGCCGTAGTGACTCTTGAGCATCGACGACTCGTCGAGGATGAGCCCGCCGAGGTTGCCGTCTGGCGTGTCGTCACGCAGTGCGTCGTAGTTCGTGATGCCGAGACGCCCGCCGGGCTTCTTCATCCACTTGGCGAGATCCTTGGCGGCTACCTGCTCGATGGGCAGCGTGTCGCCGTAAAACTTCTGAGCCTCGGCAATCGTCTGTGCCACCACCATGAGCGGCGACACAATCAGCACCGGCTTTTTCGGGCACGCCTCGCGGACGTGCCGAGCGAACTCCAACAGCATCAGCGTCTTGCCAAGCCCGCAGTCAGCGAAGATGGCGTATCGCTTCTTCTCTACTGCCGTGCGGACGATGTCGCGTTGGTAGTCAAACAGGCCAGGCCGAGGCTCGTAGGCTGACGTCTTTGCCTTCTTCGCCTTAACGCCGATGTCGCCTGCGTACTCGTCAGGGAACCACGCCATCCTGCCGTGAATCTCGTATCGCGGAAGCGACTTGATGCGGAGGAACTTGCGGTATGAGTCAATCGTGTCGTCAAGATAAATCTGCACTGGGAACCCTTTCCTGTTGTGTATTGGCCCCGTCTCGTGGGGCATCCCGGCTGCGTTACCCGTTGGAGTCGGGCCGCAGCTGCGGCAGTTACTCGCCA